TGAGTCAGAGATATATAAGACTGATTTGACAGAAGAGAAAGATGATTCTGAAGATGATAAAGAGTCTGATGATTCAGATGAGAAAGACGACAAGAAGAAAAAGAAAGATGATTCTGAAGATGATAAGGATGATGAATAGGAGAGTCAAATGAAACTATTAATTGAATCATATGATGAGTTGAATATCCTCACAGAAGGTAAAGACGAATCAAAAAATTATTTCATAGAAGGTATAACCTTACAGGGTAATATCAAAAATGGAAATAATAGGATATATCCTACAGAGATGTTATCTGAATCTGTTGGCAAACATATTTCCTCATATCTCGATAAAAATAGGGCTGTTGGTGAATTAGGTCATCCTACCCAGACACCACAGAAGATAAATTATGATAATGTGTCTCATAAGTTTGTCAAAGTTATTCAAGAGGGTGACAGTTTTAGAACAAAGGCAAAGGTTTTAGATACACCAAAAGGCCAAATCCTTAAGAATCTAATCAAAGAGGAAATTAGTTTTGGTATATCCTCAAGAGGTTTTGGTGGTACTAAAACATCAGATAATGGTGTTGCTGTAGTTCAAAATCTTCATCTTGTATCACTAGGTGATATAGAACATGAACCATCTGCACCAGATGCATTTATGACAGCTATGATGGAAAATAAGGAATGGGTTTTTGAAAATGGTGTTCTAATTGGCAAAGATTTGTCTGAAGAAATAGATAATTATCAGTCAATTATGGAAAATTGTAATAAAAAAGACATAAATAAAGCTATTTTGCATATTTTTACAGATTATTTTGAAAAATTAGGGTGTTAAATAGTAAATATTTAAAAACATAAAAACATTTTTAATATATAAGGAGAAAATAATGGATATAAAGGAAATTCTAAGCAAACACTTTAGTGATCTTTTGACTGAAGATGTAAGTACAGAAGTTGAAACAATGTTTGAAGCTCTTGTTGAGTCAAAGGTTGCTGAAAAGGTTTCAGAGCAGGTTGAGGCAAAGGAAAAGGAACTTACAGAATCTTGTTCTGCTGATCTTGCAGAGTGGAAGAGTGAGCTGGTTGAAAAGCTTAATGATTATGTCTCTTTGACAGTTGATGATTTTCTTGTTGAGAATGAAGCTGTTGTTACAGAGAATATCAAGGCACACACTGCTGATAAGATTATGTCAGGTATGATGGATCTGTTCAAAGAATGCCATATTGAGATTCCAGAAACAGAAATCAATGTTGTTGCTGATCTTAAAGAATCTGTTGATAGTCTTACATCAGAACTTAATGATGTTACTAACAGTAAGATTGAATCTGACAAGCAGATTGTTGAGTATGAAAAGGCCATTGAATTTAAGAAACTTACAGAAGGTCTTGCAGATACAGAATCTGAAAAGGTTATGTCGCTTGTTGAGAATATGACATTTGATGGTGTTGAGGATATGACAACTAAGGTTGGAATAATCATAGAGAATGTCAAAACTGATAAGTCAGATGATACAGATGATACCATACTCAATGAGTCTTTTGATGGTCAGGAAGATGAAGAGCCTGTTGTCAGTGAAATAGATAAATACATCCCACAGGGATAATAACATAAAATTTATAAACAATAAAACTTTAAATAAGGAGAAAATATACAATGTTAAAGAAAGTTGATGAAAAGATAGTTGACAAGTGGATGCCACTTATTGAGGGAAAGGGAAAGTGGAGTCAGTTTGTCTCTGCATGTCCAAAGATTCAGGAAAAAGATTATGCATCTAATGCTGATCTGTTTGAAACCCTTGAGCAGTCTTGTAGGGGTACACTTACAGATGATAATGGTAAGCTGATAGAGTCTACACAGGCAAGTGCTATTGGTGATTATAGTCCAATTTTGATACCAATGCTTAGAAGGGTTATGCCTGCTATGATTGGACCTCAGATTTTTGGACACCAGCCTCTTAATGGACCATCTGGTCTGATTTTTGCACTTAGAGCAACATTCCAGAATGATTCCGTAAACACACTCACAAGAGCTACTTCAGTTATTCTTACTGTTGCATCTGGAACCAATTTTACAGTTGGTGGTGATATCACTGGTGATAGTGATAATGGTAATGATGGTGTTGGTGTTGTTCGTCACAAAGAAGGGAATAATCTTCTTGTAGAAGTTGTTTCTGGAACATTTGTTGTTGCAAATGGTGTTGATAATGCTAATCCTTATAGTGCAGATGATACCACAATTTCTGCTGTATATGAGAATGAAGCACTATTTAACGTGATTTTCAGTAATTATAGTGGATCTTATGCTACTGCTACTGGTGAGGCTCTTTCAACTAACATGAAGGAAGTTGGTTTTGAGATTGAGACTAGTACAGCTACTGCCAAGACTCGTAAGCTGAAAGCTAAGTGGACCAATGAGCTTGAAGAAGATCTTAGGGCAGTTCATAACATGAATGCTGAAGCTCTTCTGTCTACTATTGCATCTGATGAGATTGTAATGGAAATGAACAGAGAGTTTATTGATAAGGTAATTGCAAATGTTGGTTCTACTACTGCATATAATTATACATCTGCTGATGGTCGCTGGGAGCTTGAGAAGTATCAGAATCTTATGACCATGATTGCTAGGGTCAAGAGACAAGTTGCTGTTGCTAATAAGCGTGGACAGGCTACCTTTGCTATAGTTTCTCCTGCTGTTCTCTCAGTTCTTGAGTCATCTGGAAAGCTTGACACTAATGGTGTTGATCCTATCCAGACTGTTTATGCTGGTAAGGCTATGGGACTGTCAATATTTGTTGACCTCTATGCCGCTAGTGATTCTATCTATCTTGGATATAAGGGATCTACAGAAGTTGATGCAGGTGTTTTCTATAGTCCATATGTACCACTACAGGTAAGAAAGGGACAGGGTGAGGAAGACGCACAGCCAAGAACTTTCTTCAGTACAAGGTATGCAGTAACTGATAATCCTTATGGTGCTACTAACTACTATAAGGAAATTTCTGTTGCAAATCTACCTTCTTAAGTCTAACTTAGGAAAATAAATTTCCATTGTAACTTGTGACCCACATTGTGTGGGTTGCAATCTTTTTAAGGGGTATCTAATTTATTTTAGATGCCCCTTTTTATTTTTCCTCAAAAGTAAATAATTAAAATAATAAAAAAGAGGCATAAAAATTGACAATATATACATTTCCCAAAAAACTTGATAGTGCAATAGAACCATACATTATGTTTCAGTCGTTTGAATGGACCACCATAGGCAAAAAAACTCAAGAAGTTGAGGTTAATAGAAATCCTATTGATACTATTGCCCTTCCCATGTCTTCCAATGGCATAATATCCAGTATTAGTAATAAATGGGAAGAGTCTGATATCAAAAAAACTGAAAATTTAACAGAAAGTCTAAAGGCTTATGGTGCATCTAAGGCAAAGGATCTTGGGGGTATAGCAATTAATAGATATTTTTATGATGAAGGTATAGCTATTAATGATTTTATGGGCCTTGTATATGATGGTGTAAATTTAAGACAATTCAGTTTTACATATGAGTTAATTCCCGAATCTGCTGAAGAGTCAGAAATTATAAAAGAAATTATAAAATCATTCAAAAGAAATTCTATTGGGACATATACTAAAGAATGGCAAGTATTTTATCCAAAATTCTGGACAATAAGAGTTATTTTTCCACAAAATAAAAGTAATATACAGATTAAGGATTGTGTATGTACTTCTATAACAGATGCATATTTTACTGATTCTAAAATGCCTTTTAATGATGGTTCACCACCAAAAGTTGATTTTGATATTACTTTTAAGGAATTAGATAAATTATCTGGTGAGGATTACGAATAATGAAATATTTTACACTTTTACCCAAAATAGAATATGGAAATGATATAAAGGCTAGAAATCTAAACTGGAAATACTATTTTGAAACTGAAATAGATCCTTCATATCTGACAACATATAGAATTAGTGATGGTGAAAATTTAGAATCAATATGTAATGATCTATACAAAGATACTACATTGTGGTGGTTGATATCAATTTTAAATGATATTAGGGATGTTATATTTGATTTACCATTGACAGAAGAGGCTTTACAAAGATTTGCATCAGATCTTGCATCTGAAACTTATGATGAGGTAACAGAAGAGGAAGATTGGTTAACAGAATATACGACACAGTATGACCTCTTGGTGGTGGCTAATGATGGAAAAAGATCTATTAGGATTATAAAACCTGCATTTATTCAACCTATTTTAAGACAAATTGTAAGGCAAACATAATGCCAGTATTATCAACTCCATTATCTACAGTTGAATCATTAACAATAACGTTAATAGATAATTTTGGTAATGAAATAAATCTAACCAAAATGTTTCTAGAATTAGATATTTTTGAATCTATATTTGAACAATTTATGACAGGTAAACTTATCATATTGGATTCACTTGATATGATAGCAAATGTTCCTATAATAGGAAATGAAACATTGCAACTTGATATAGATACAAATCAATATGATGCTCCAATAAAACTAAATTTTACCATATATAAGATTGATAAAGATGTTCAGGTGCAGAAGAGAAATGTAAAAAATAAGATGTATATTGTTTATTTTTGTTCAGATGAGCTTATTAAAAACTTTTTACATCCAATTAGCAGAAAGTTTAGTGATTTTCCAGAAAATGTGTTACAATGGATATTGACCAATGCTATGGAGTCAGAAAAGACATTAACATCTACAGCAACAGCAGAATCTATAGATTTCCATAGTAATTTTTGGAAATCTTCTGATATTATAAAATATCTGTCTGTTAATTCTTCAACATCAGAATATTCAGATTATATTTTCTATGAGGATTTTAGTGGTTTTAATTTTAAACCAGTTTCAGAATTATTGTCAGAATCCTCTTTACAGACATTGACATATGAAACAACATCTGAGTCATTTATCAAACTGAACAATATAAGGTCATTTAAGTTTGAAACATATTTTGATTTATTGACACTTTTAAAGGTTGGGTTTTTTGGTTCAACATTATTCAAACATGATGTATCAAATTATGAATATACTAAAACAGAATCAGTTTTTTCTGATAGAGAGAATGATATAACATCTCTCGGTAAATATAGCTTTTTTCAATCATCTTTATCAAATGCAACAAATAAAGTTGATGTTAATTATATGGATCATGATATCATAAACATTAACTCAACACAACAAAAATTATTAAATCAATATAATATTGTTGCTAAGATGAATGGTGATTTCTCAAGAAAATGTGGAATGGTGGTTGATTTCTCCTTTCCTAATACAGACAATGAAAGTCCTACAAATGATCAGTTTGATGGAAATTGGTTAATAAATGGTATAAAGCACATATTTTTTCAAAATACATCATATGAACAGAATGTTTTATTATCAAAAAATTCTGCATTTGACAATGATAAACTTGAGTCAATAACATCTTTAAAGAATATATAACATGAAAACTTTTTATTGTATAGTAGAAAATAATGTTGATACTGAAAAATTAGGTAAAGTTCAGGTCAGAATATTTGGTGATCATCCAGAAAATAGAGATGATGATACAGCATTATCATATATTCCTACAGAAGATTTGCCTTGGGCTGAATGTTTATCTCCTACAACATCAGAAAATATATCAGGTATGGGTGAATTTAATGTTCCTGCAAATGGTTCATTATGTATAGGTACATATTTAGACAAAGAAGAGCAAAGACCATTAATTTTAGGAACATTGCCAAAAATTGTTGAGGCTCTTCCAGATTTCACCAAAGGTTTCTCAGATCCAAATGAAATTAATCCACCTGCTGATATGGTTGGTGAATCTCAGATATCCAGACTTGCAAGGAATGAAAATATTGATCAAACCATAATCCAGACCAAAACAGATAATGTTGAAACATCTGTTGATTGTAATGGTACATCATGGAGTGAACCTGTAACACAATATGCAACAGTATATCCAAAAAATAGGGTAATAGAGACTGAAGCAGGGCATGTCATAGAGATTGATAATACCACTGGTGCGGAGAGAATTCATATTTATCATATGTCAGGTACATCTGATGAAATGCATCCTAATGGTGATAAGGTAGAGCTGGTTAAAAATGATAGTTATAAGGTGGTTGTATCTGATGAAAATGTTCTGGTTCAGGGGAACAAGAATGTTCGTGTTGAGGGTAGTGAGAATGTTGAAATAGTGGTTGACCAAAAAACTAGGGTTGAGGGTGCAAGAACAACAGATGTTGTTGGGGTTTCTACTGAAAATGTTGGTGGAAATATAATCATAAACTCTACAGGTGGAAAACTAAACATTAAAAATGGATCATATAGCCTATATACCCTTTTAACAGAACTAATTACCAAAACAAAGGCAATAACAACTTTTGGAGGACCAACAAATCAGGCCGTTGATGGTGCAAGCCAAACAGCTTTGGCAGGTGTTCAAACAAAAGTGGATGCAACATTATATTAAAAGGAGAAATTTATGACAGTTGTACAGGCAGACATAAAAAGTGATTTAGAGGATATGATTGATACCATGAATGCAACAGCAGAAGGGAGTGTAAAGAGTGTATATGCTGATACATTAGCAACAATAATTTATGATGCAATACTATCCCAGACAGTAACACTCACAACATTGACAGCAACTGGTTATGCTAGTACACCAATATCATTAACAACTGGTGATAGTACAGTATCATAGGATAGGAAATTATGGCAACAGCATATACATATAAAGATTTTGATTTGAATTTCACCACAGATGAATTTGGTGATATTGATACACTAGAAGATGAGGCGGCAATAAAACAATCTATAAGAACCATTGTTTTTACAATCATTGGTGAAGATGCAAGATTTCAAAACCCAAAATTTGGAAGTAAGGTTTTTAATTCATTAGGTGAAAAAATAAATAGTATAACAGCAATTGATTTAAGTAGCAAGATTGAATCTAGCCTTTTGAACTGGGAAACAAGAATATCAATTATTGATATAGTTGCAGAACCAGATTATATAAAAAATTCTTATGTAGTTACTATAAAATATAAGATTAAGAACTTGAATATCAATGATG